TGGCTAAACTTCACATTAAACTTTCTACCAAACTTGACTTGAAACTTGGCAACGTTTTCGCCAGAAACAAGCCACTTGCCTGTCAAAAATGCCTTGACGCCAGCTTTAACTTCTTTGTCGTCCCAATATGGACCGCTGTAGAATACGGTATCTTTATCGGGATTAAATTGTTTACAGTTATATGCATATTTAGGTGTGCCGACCTCAGCAACCAATTGCTCAATCAAGTCATTTACTTTATTGTTGTCCATGATTTACCATATCCTTTAAGTATTTACCATAATCATTTTTACATTTGTTGGCGAAATGAATTACATTTTCAGCGCTCATCCAACCATTATTATACCCTATTTCGTGTGGAGAACCAACTAAAATATCTTGTTGATGTTGAACGGTTTGTACGAAGTGGGAAGCTTCCATCATAGATGTAAAAGTTCCAGTATCAAACCAAGCTGTTCCACGTTGTAATTTGTTTACATATAGATTGTGTTCGTCCAAATAAATTTTGTTTAGATCTGTAATTTCTAATTCGCCTCGAGCTGATGGTTTCAATTTAGAGGCATAATCATATGCTGTCTTTGGATAGAAATACAAACCTGTTGCTGCGTAATTGCTTTTTGGTTTCTTTGGTTTTTCTTCAATGCTTGTTGCTTGATGAAAATGAACATCAAAAGGTTTCATTTCAACAACACCAAAGCGTTCAGGATCACGAACCTTGCTGGCAAACACAACTGTCTTTCCTTTAGCTGCAGCTGCTTTCCATAATTGTTGGCTTAATCCTGCACCATAAAAGAAGTTATCGCCAAGAATTAAACAAGTTCTATCAGCACGTTGTCCGTAAAAGAACTCAGCAATTAATAATGCTTCAGCAATACCTTTTGGTTCTGACTGAGTTGTAAAGTTTAAATTGATTCCAAGATTGTGATTGTAGAATAATCTTTGGAAGATATCTATTTCCGATGGTGATGTTATAATTAAAATATCTTTAATTTTAGCCAACATCAAAGTTGACAATGGATAATAGATTAACGGTTTATCATATATTGGTAGCAGTTGTTTTGTAACACCCAACGTAGTCGGATAAAGTCTAGACGACTTTCCTGCTGCTAAAATAATTCCCAATGTTTTCATAAATTTCTCAATGTATAAAAATTAATAGTTTTCAGTAGACCTGCATCGAAGTCAGTTCTTGGCGACCAGTTAAGCTCATTCACGATCTTACTATTATCTATACTGTATCTAAAATCGTGACCTGGACGATCAGTAACATACTCAATTAATGACTCGGGTTTATTCATTAACTTAAGTATCTTCTTTGCGAGGTCTATATTTGAAATCTCATTATTACCACCAATGTTGTATTTCTCACCGAATTTGCCTTTTTCTAAAACATCACAAATGGCTTCGCAGTGATCTTCAACATATAACCAATCTCGAACGTTCATTCCGTTTCCATAAACTGGAATCTTTTCGTTCTTCAACGCTTTACTTATAATCGTTGGGATAAACTTTTCTTGATGTTGAAACGGACCGTAATTATTAGAACAGTTTGTAATAATTAAAGGAAGTTTGTATGTGTTGTAATATGCCATTACGAAATGGTCAGAAGCCGCTTTGGAGGCTGAGTAAGGTGAGCGAGGGTCATACCGAGTCTCCTCGGTGAAAGACCCCTCTGGACCCTCTAGAGAGCCGTAGACCTCATCCGTAGAGATGTGTATGAACTTAAAATCTTTATGGAGATTATCAATGTTATCTTTTACAATTTCTAATAGATTTACAGTTCCAACCACGTTAGTTTTAACGAAAGGCATGGAATCTTTGATGGAATTATCAACATGAGATTCTGCTGCGAAATGTACAACTGCTCTTATTTTATCATTTACAATAAATTGCGTAAGTAATTTTTTATCGCAAATGTCGCCAATTACAAGATTACAATAACCATTGATGTGGACGTTTTCTGAATAAGATGCAGCATATGTTATCTTATCGAGATTATATACTCTTTCTTTATATCTTTCAGTAAAGTATCTTATAAAATTGCTGCCGATAAAACCGCAGCCACCAGTCACTAATATTGCCATAAATTATACATCTAACCCCAACTTGGAATTTAATTTGTCACTTAATGAATTTACAGATCTTAATCCAATCCAACTATGATACTCTTGTTCCCAGTTCACATTAGAAAGATATTGAAAATGTAACTGTTTACCTTTTAAAGTTGAAACAGCATAAGCTATGTGTTTATTCTCTAAAATTTGATCAAAAAACATTTCGTAGAAGTTGTACTTTTCAGTTATTGGTTCTTTTTCTCTACTTGAGAAAGTTAAAATCTTTTCGCATAAAATAACAACTGCTCTTAAAATAAAATCTGATTCAGTGATTTTTTCTTTTTTTGCGCCTTTTCTCAGAAAAGCCATTAACATTGCATTTAATTTATTTTTTTCTGCTTGAGATAAAAATCGCATATCTCCAATATGATCTGCATCTTTTAATGTATTTAATTTTGATGAGATCTTTTGCAAGATATTACCGAAACCTTCAATTTCCGAATCTTTCAATCCATACTCATTTTTAATATTTTTACTAATTCTCATTTTATCTTTCTTGAGTAGTTCAGCAACAGCAGTAATAGGATATGTGATGCCGCCCTCAACCGCAGTCTCAGCAATTATCTTTTGACCAGTTTGTTGTTTCTTATTCTGTAAAGAATTGTACCAATGCATAACTTCTGCATTGTCTTTAAACAGATCATTGAACTTCACAGTATTAGAAGAAGAACTTGCCACTTTAGATTTAACGCTAATTTTCATAGCTGTCTTTTCTTCAGCTTTATCTCTGATGCTTATAAAATAATCAAGCAAAGGTAAATTAGATTTCTGAGGAATCATAATTTTAATTTTGGCTGTAGAAAGTTTAATACTTTTCGGAATACCAAAAGTTTTCATAGTTTCTGGATCTTGATTCTTTAAAAGATATGCTAATCTAATTGCTGTTAAAACTTCATAAAATTCCGCTGGCATTAATTTCTTATCATCTGTAAAAGGTATTGGAGTGTTTGTTCTCGCTGGCATCTTTTCAACGACATATTTTAACTTGAGCTTAACATCTTCAGGTATATCAGAATCTTTTATATGTTTTAACACATTAGCCATCATTTGATCAGCGGTCATCCAATCATTGACGATAGATGGTTGTATATCGCTTGGCTTAAAACCTTTAGATGAAACTTCACCCTTTTCGCCTTTCGCCTTCATATAAATTTGTAATCCAGGCAAAGAAACATAGCCTGTTCCGCTTGATGGGGCGTATTCTTTTACTGGGAATTTAGCGTTTTTCAACATTACCTGAACAGATTTAAGTTCTTTCTTTCTTATATCTCTTGATGCTTTAGATTTAGGAACTAAAATTGTTATGGTTGTAGTTTTACCCTTTTCCATTTCAAGATTATCTTTGCCATATGAACTTAACATGGCATATATTGTTTTGATATCTTTTTGTTGTAGAGTCCCAGCCATCTTATACCTTTAATTGTTTAAATTTATCTTTTGATGATCTTTGGTGTTCATATGATTCTTGCCCTGAATCGGCAATCTTTTGTTGTGCGCCTTGTTCAATATCAAACAGTTTCATCTTAGCACGATCGATACCAATGGCGAACCTCTTATTTAGGGTCGGATCATTATAGCGATTCTTCAACTGCTTGACCATAATCTGACCAAGACTTTCCAGTTCTTCACTTGTAACCAAAGCAAACATCATATCTGCAGTTGCTGGCAAACCAAATGACTCTGAAGTATCCTCAAGACCTGGATCTGTATTAGTATAACCAGAACGAGTCGTTTGAGTTGCTGAAACAACAGGAACGCCAAATTCAACAGCAAGACCACGCAGTTCTTCAGCGATGGCTTTAATGTATGAATATGAATTAACATTGGCACCATGCTTTAATCGAGCTGAAGCACAGATATTCAAATAGTCAATAAAGATGATGTCTGGCTTAAAATTCTTTTTCAAAGCCAAATCATTAAGCAGATTACGAAAGTGAATCGTTGATGCTGAGGCAGTTGGATATTCCTCAATGATTAGCTTCCCTTTAATGCTTTCCTTCAAACGAGAAATCTTACGATCATACATGTCTTTAGGAAGATTAGAAAGATCGTCAAGTTTTACATTAAGTAGATTGGCGTCAATACGTTCCGCAATCTTTTCCTTAGCCATTTCCATAGTTATGTAGAGAACGTTATAATTCTGAGACAAACTAGAAGCGGCAACGTGACACATGAACAATGACTTACCGACACCTGTATTGTGTGAAGAAACACCATTAGTGTAATATCTATGATTCTCGTGGTTCACATTAATATCAACAATCGGGATTTTTAAACCAGTCTTAGAAACTCTACCAATAGAGAATCCAGAAACTG